AAGGAAAAGGGGCCTTGCGGCCCCCGGTACTCTATTAGGCAGAAGGTACTGCCAGAACAAAGCCAGCTTCAGGACGATACACCTGAACACCGTAGAGGGTGTCAGCAGTGTACAGAGTAGACAAGTACTCTTGCTTGTACTGAGTCTGAGAGCGGACAGCCAACTGCTCTGCCATTACAACTGCTTCAGCATGAAACAACAATGCTGCACGAGTGTCAACGCTTGATGCAGTGTTATCACCAGCAGCTTCGATAGTTCGGCAGTTAGCAGAAACGTAAACGTCTACGCCGTACAGGTTGCCGATCAAGCCGTTGTTGACGGTTCCACCAGATACAAAGTCAGAAGACACGTATCGGTCAATGCCCATAATCGCATTGCGCGTAGCGGGCGGGATGATGAGGTTACGACCTTCCATCGGTACATTGTTGTCATCCATCTTCTGGATCATGTCACGGAAAAACGCATCCGTAAACTCGTCACCAGCTACCAGAGTGTCATCAGTGTACTGAGTGGTAGTACCGTTGTCGTTAAAGAAACAGCCAGTGTGCTGATAGTCAGTAGCAGCGGGGCTAAATACAACAGCGCCACCATCACCAAAACCAGTACCAGCCGCATGAAGGTCATTGTCAACTTGTACAGCCAAAGCGTAACCAGCGTCTTCAGTGTAGAACTGACGCAGAGATGACAGAGCCTGTACCTCTACGATGTCCTCAATCAGACGTGAGTACTCAAAGTGCCGGTTGATAGTAACCTGCAACTCTGATTCGGTGTTTGCAATGATAGTTACCGCAGTATCAGCCGCTTTAGCATTGGCGTCGCCACGAGTAGGCTTAGGAATATGAATAACGTCACCCTTCTTGCCAGTCATAGCGAGACGCTTGACAAGGGGAGCCATCTTCAAGTTCTTTTGATAGGCAGCAATAATTTCATCTGACCAAATTTCTGGTACAAAAGTTGCCGCTTCTGTTAGGGCGGTGTTTCCGCCGGATCCGGGATAAGTTGCTGTAGCCATGAGTTATCTCCTTAAAAGGCTATTTAACTCGACCCTCTGCATACGCTTGCAAGATTTCGTCTGACAAAGCGTTGTAACGCTCTGGGTCGTTTTTCATAAGTTTAATAATGTCAGCACGACGATAGACTTTCCTACGAGACCCTTCTGCTGTACCACGAGCGTTGCCTGTTGCTGCAGACTTTACGGAACTCTTACGGGCTGCTTTCTCAGCTTGAGCCGTCTGCTGAACCACTTGATTACGTTCTTTCCAAAGCGTAAAAAGTTCGTCAGCAGAATCATAATCGTAACCTTGGTCTGCTTCTACAAACAGTTTAGTCCTAACCTTTGATCCCTTGATCCACTCAGCAAACTTAGGGTCTTGCAGAATAGTATCCATTTCTGGATGATTAGCTTTGAGCTGTGCAAGAGTAGCCTGTTGTTTGTATTGTTGAGTGTAAGCTTCTGCTTCTCTAATCTTAGGGTGGTTATCTATTGCCCTGTTTACAGCGTTTTGCGGATCTACAAAAAAATCTACATCTTCGCCTGTTTGTTGCTCTTCTTGAGGTGCTGGTTGTGTGTTGAGTTCTGTCTGAATGTAGCCATCAACAACTTTACGTAACTCACCTACTTCCGTACTCTGTTTGCCTGAAAACTTCTCAAGCTCTTGGTGCATCTGTACGAGTTCTTCGACAGACTTACCTTGGTACTTTTCTGGAACATCAGGCTCTTGTACAGGTTGTTCCTCTTCTTGAGGAGTCTCTACGGTGTCCTGTGTGTCGAGTTGGTCTGTTGTTTCTAGTTCCTCTTCTGGACGCTCATCAATAATTGTCGCTCTTGACATCACTAAAGTTACCCCGCCTTTCTAGGTTATGGAGATTATTATTGGGATTGACTCTCACGAGCTTCCCTTCCTCGTCGCCCAGCTTCCTCGTGTTCTCGTACCCACCTCATGTGTCTTCCGGGGAAGTCACCAGTAGATCCGTCGAGGATGCACGGTGTTGCTGAAACGATTTTTGTAGCGTTAGCACCACATCCGCACCTAGTGGTTGTGGTATCCTGATCTACAAATTCTTCAAATATGTGTCCGTTAGTGCAACGAAAATCAAATACTTTAATCATTATCTGTGTTAAGCTCGTCGTAATTAGTATTTGTTGTAGACTCTAAATTTAAAATGTATGCTAAGACGTTGATCTGTCCTTTACGCATGTACAAATCATTTGTATCTTTAGTAGCTTCAACACTGTTAATCACTAAAGCATTCTGTTTAAGTTCTTCAGTTAGCTGTTTCCAACCATCAGTAGAAAACAGGGTGAAGTAATTGTCGTAGTACTGCTGTGTTTCTTGATCTAGCGAGGCCATAAGGTTATCTCTTGTATACTTATATGTTACTATATCACACTTTTAAGTAAAAGTCAAGTCTTTTTTTTGGTACTTTTACGCCTTTTTCCTGATGCCGTCACAGCGTACTTAACACGTTTTGGGCCTGTTTTCTTAGCCTTAGCGGCTTCTTTCTCTGCTTTGGTCATCTTGGCGGCTACCGCTTTTGGCCTGCAAGCTGGGTAAGGACGTTTAGACCCCTTGGCTTTTTTACGGCCACACTTCTTTCCGGTCTTTATGTCAACCCACTCTTCTTTAAACCATTTGGTTAAACCGCCTTTAGACTTAGGCATAAGTACCACCACGCTTCTTGTACGTCTTGACCAGCCAAGCATTAGCGTACGCACTAGGGTACACATCAAACTTGCGCTTGGCTTCTGCTTTAACCCTAGAGTAAAGAGCTTTGTTTTTTACGTTGGAGGGTATAGTGCTTTTCTTTGTTTTACTTTTTGCCTTTGCCACGATTACGTAACCCCTTAAAGTCAGCTCCTGTAATTTTGTTTCGTGGTGAAGATACACGAGCTATTTTCTTTTGCTTGGCTGAATAACCTTTTTTACCTTTTGGCATTACTTCTTCACCTTCTTTTTCTTTTTCTTCTTAGGCTTAGATTTGTACGCACCCATTCCGTAACCCATAACAGACTCCTTATTTACCTTTGTGGACTTTTTGAACTTCAAAGTTTGCAGACTTAGACGCACCCTTGTGGGGCTTATAACCGCCTGCAGGATTTTTCATCAACTTGTAACTGTTACCGCTTTTCATCCAGTGGTAACCTTTAGGTGCTGAGACTTTCATTTAGGCATCCTCACTTCTTTACCGTTTTGAAAATAACGCATGCCGTCTCCATCACCTTTTACGTCAATGCCTTGACTCATGTCCGCAACAGGTAATCCTTTTCCTTTAGACAAATCTACACCGCCTGCCGTGTAACCCGCAGCAGCGCCTCCAACACCAGCCTTACGCTGGCCTTCACGATAAGTGCGTTGGCCTTTGGTTCCTTTTTCACTTTTCTTTTGAGCGGGTGTCTTTTTAGACTTCATGTCTTTAATGTGGTTTTTTGCTTGTTTAATAACATCATCAGAAAATTCTTTAGCGGCAGCTACAGCTCCACTGTCTTTGATTATTTTTGCTGCCCGTAAAACTATTGCTGCTGGCATGACTATCTCCTTACCAGTTTTTGCAAGACCAATATCTTGCGGTGAGTTTGCTAGGCTTGTTTGTATCACACTTGTGCCTAGCCCTAAATGACTTACGCCGTGCTGGTTGATCTTTTTTAATCTTCATATTAGCGTCACCAAAGCGTATAGTCTTGGTCTTGTCGCCTTCCTTGGCCACTACTACAAACTTCTTGGTTGGGTGGTTAGGAGTCCTCTTCGGTTTGTTGAACCCGCTTACTCCTGCTCGCTCCAGCTTTGGATCCTTTTTCTTGGGCATTAACCTTCGCCTCCAAGCTGTCTAATTGTGTTTGCAAACTGTTGAGCTTGTCCTTCTGTTCCTTGAACGCTTGGTTGACTTGGTTGAACAGGTTGTTGATTTCGGTTTGCGTCATTAACATTTTCTTTGCCTTGGATTTCCCTTTGCTTTAACAAGCGGTCTGCTACTTTTAATCGACGTTCAAATTCTTTGTCGTCCTCGTCACCTTCTCTTAGGTTACGTGTAATAGCGTTAATACGTTCAATTTCTAGCTCTTGAGGTGCAAGCTGAGCTTCAATAGAGTACTTGTCTGCACGGGCTTGAGATTCGGCTGACTGTCCTACAAGAGCTGCTGTTTGTGCCTGCTGGAACTCCAGTTGTGATTGCTGTGCAGCCATAGCCATCTGTTGAGCTTGTGGGTTAGGCTGGTTAGCTTGTTGCATCGCTGCAATGAGTTCTTCACGGTTAGACAAATTCATGTTATCTATGATGCTCTGGATCAACACAGGGTACAGAGGACTGTCTTGTTGCATTGTTTGTAGCAGTTGTACAAGCTGAGTTACTTCGTACTCACGAGCAATGATGCCTAGAGTGCTAGTAGGGATAAACTTGTAGTCTGCTACGGGATAGTTTTCGGGGTCAAACTGCATGTATCGGTGTGCAGCTTTGGTTACAAACGGTAACAAAAACGACTGCTGGAAGTTAATCAGAGTCCGCTTGTGGCGTTTAATAATAGCCCCAAGAGACATAGAAATACCAGCGGCAGTAGCTTCACCGTTAACACTGCCAGCAATTCCTGCTGAATCAACTGCTCCTGTAGCCTGCTGAACCATCTGCTGAAGCGACGCTGCTTGTGCGAAAGTGATTTGTCCAACTTGTCCGAAGTTAAACGGCTGGAGTACTTCACGAGGATCTCCGTTAGTTAAGATCATCTTACCGGGTCGAACTTCTGGTTTAGCCCCTCTAGGAAGCCGGGTAGCGTCCACAGCCATCATTGGATGAATTGTGAGACTCAAAGCGTCTATTCTTGCTCTAAGCTCTGTATCAAGCGCCTTTTGGCTGTTGTAACCTTTCTCACAAACACCACGACCCCAGAAGCGTCCGGGGACGACATCCCAAGGAAATGCAACGACAGGGCGGTCGTTCATCATGTAGGGGTTGGCTTCTGCCTTGAGAAGAGTACCGCCGTTAGCAATAACTACGATTGCTTCGACGTACATCGAGTCTTCTTCTACTTCTACGCCTTCTTCTTCCAAAAGCTCACGAGGCACGAGACCGTAGTACTTAGTCAACCGAACCTTGTCATCATTGTAGAGGGTCAGGTCTTGATCGGGTTCTAAGTCTGTATCTGCGGCTGCAGACTCAATAAACGCGTCTCTGTAGATGTTTTGCTCTTGTAGTAACTCAACGCTGTGCTTACTAACAAACTCATCGACAGCTACACCGTAAGCATCTTCCACTGAGGTAGCCACAGGATCAATCAAAAAGTTTTGAGGGAGTACTGGCTTTAGTTTTACGATAACGCGGTCAGTAACGTTTACTCCGACTGCTTGAAGGTCACCGCCCATAATTGGCTCAGTTGCTGGAGCCATTTCTTTTATTTCTTCTAAAACTACTTCACCGATTCCTGTTCCGAAAACTGCAGCGTTGATGAGACATTCTGCTACTGCTTTACGAACTTTACAGGTTTCAAAGTCTTCAGTTAGTTTTTTACGCAGGTACGTCATGTCCTGATTTTGTGGGTCGTTTACGTCGTCTTGTATATCAAAAAACTTACCGCGACCAAATGTAGCTTCTTCTAGTTCTGCGACGTTAGACTCTACGGCTTGTTGTAAGGCAGGTGAAATAATTCGAGATCGCTCTGATCCTCGTTGAGAATCGTTTGGATCCCACTGACCACGCCACAAACGGTAGTACTCTTCGAAACGCTCTTCGTAGTTTGACTCGTAGTAATCGCGCCAGTCTTCACACTTTGTCATTACCCACTCTTCCAAGGACTCTTGGATCATCAGTGGGTCTGGGCTGTAAATTTCATCTGCCATGTTGAGTTCCTTAAATTACAGCAACACAGTACCCTAGTGTAAAAAACACAAAGGCGCTGATTGCGTATATTCCGTAGGTATTAAACGGTCTAAAAACTTTAGGTGAGTTTATATTTTTTGTAAACTCTTTCCAAAACAAACTCATATTAGTATCCTGCTATTACGTCTAGTATTTCGTGGTCGTCAATTTCGTAGTCGTAGTCGTACGCTACTTGTGCTAACTGGTCTATGTACGCGAGTGCGTCAACTAAGTCATCGTGTGTTAGCACATCTGGAAACTGAAACAGTTGATCTAAGAATCTGTTGTTCCACTCACCTTTGTTTAAGCTAACGTAGCCGTTTTCAAACCGTCCTTGTAAAGCCCACATAACCCTGTCAGTTTTCTTTCGGTTACCGTGGGTTAGTTCTTCTACCCTAAAAAATGTTCCGTACCGCTTCATCAGATCGCTCAGAGGAGACATTACAGCTTGTTTAGCAATTCCTTTTTCAATACCAACACTAACGGGTCTGTAATCTCTAACGGTCTGAAATATCTTGGTGGCAGTCTCGTTAAGGCTCCACCGCCCATGTACAATGTTATCAACGTACCAACCATCAGGATTAACTTTAACAACAGCGATTGCGGTTTCATCTAGTTTAGTGTTCTTAGTTCGTTTTTTGTTTACGTCTTCAAATCCTGCGAGGTCGACAGCAATATAGTAATCGCCTACGTCTGGTTCTTCACCAAACTGGACCCAGCCTTCTTTAAACATTTCGGAGCCTCTTGCTTCAAATGAGGCCATAAACTCTTGTCGGAAGG